ATGTAACCACAATACCTGCCGCTCTGTTCAGAGTGTAGACCGTGCCCGAGTCAGTGGATTCTACCGACTTGGTAGCGTCCGTAATGCTGCTGACATTGGCGTAAGAAGACACATACCCAGTGGTCGTAATATTACCGCTGGTATCTATGTCCAAGTTGGTAGTAATAGCACCCGTAGTACTATTCTTTGAGATTTGCTCAAACCCGCCTTCTGAGCGGACTGGGCCGTTGAAAGTCGTATTAGCCATGCTTTTCTCCTGTCTTGGCTAGTGTCTAACGTTCCACGTGAAACAGTTAGTCAGGATGAAAGTTGCACGTTGCGGTTCCTTAGTCGGTGCAACATGCAACAAAGAAAAAAATGGGGGAAGAAAAATCATCGCCAGAGGCTCCCCCTCCCCCCACTTTTATTTAGCTAGATCCTGGAGATCCGTAGATTCCTAGAGGATCTGAGACACCAAACGAGTAACGCTCTCGCGCCTTGTAGCGCACGTTACCTGTATCGAAATCACCGTCCATGCTGGTTTCCAGCGGGGTTCTTTCGAACATCTTCAAGCCATTCGGAATATCCGTAATGATAAAGAAGGCATTGGTATCTGTCAGGTAATGGTTGACAGAATAGCCATCTGGTATCGCACCGAGATTGCGAATCGCATTGATGTCGTTATCGGCAGTTGCTACACGTTGCGTCGTTTCTAGCAGGCGATCTGCTGTAAACATTAACGCAGGTGGAACAATCAATCGACGCGGTTGAGCTGCAATGAGCAAGCCACGCTCGTCAGTGAGACCGGCAATCGTAATGATCGCGTTCTCTAACGAGGTCTCGTTCAAGTCTGCTGCTGTCGCAGGTCGATTATCGTTTTTACCGCCAGAAACCAAGGGGTGGCCATCACCGCCAGTGACACCATCACTAGAAGCCGTGAACAGGTTAACCCCGTCACCCGACTGGTAGCTGTTGGTGAAACCGTTGTTGAGCGGATTAACCGCCTTGACCTGCTTGGTATACGCCATCGCACGAGCGAGTGCTTTGGTATAACGAGCTGACAGTGAGTCATACAAGTTATCTTCCATAGCCTCTTCGGTGATCGCGAATCCCATAGCAATGGTTTCGTGGTTATAACGAGCCGTGAAAGCTTCTTGCGCAGAATCATAACTGATTGCTGAACCTTCATCCTTCACCGGGGCTGCTTCAAAGCCCGAGAGCTTCACTTCTTCCTCAAAAGACCGTTCCGAAGATTCAGTCTCGTAGAGGAGCGTGTGCTCGTCCTCGTATTTTTCGTACTCCAATCCAAACAAGGCATTCAAGCCTGGAAGGAGTTCTTTCAGCATTTGTGGTCTAGAAATAGCCATTAACTAAAGCTCCTTGCTTAAATACCTGTGGTATTGACTAACTGATGCCCTACGTTGATTTTACATACAACATCAGTATACGAATCGCCAACCGAACTAGTCGGGCCGTCAACAAAGTCAACGAGCCGAATCGGCAGCGTGTTTGTGGTAGCGACTGTCGAGACATCTACAGCGTTCTTGCTGTTGCCGATAGTCGTAGAACCGGCTGTCTGAATGACAGCATAGTTCGCACCGAGACCCGTCTGCGGGAGAGTTCCATCTCCTTGCATTTGAAACAGGACATTCGGATCCGTCAACACATAACCGGCTGCATCGGACGCTGCCGTTGAAGCAGGCCAGGTTTGATTGAATGTCATCTGATTCGTACTGGGATCGGTGTATTTGCATCCCAAAAAGATGCCTATGGGTGTGCAAGCCGTGGTTCCGGTATCCTTTTCGATCGTACCGGCGGTCACTAACTTAACGAAATCCCCATAGAAAATAGCGGTGCCGTAAGCACTAGCAATCTTGATGTGCTGAACTTTACCCGTAAAGGATCCGCTCGCACTCGTAGTATTGATAGGTCTTGCACCGTAAGGCGTGGCACTTGTTGCCATCTAAATTTCCTCCATATTAGGAATATTTAAGAGCCAACCTAAAGAGATTAACTCTTGCCAAAAGTGGTGCGCGAACTGCGCTGTGGTTGCATCAAAGGCATGCGCGGATCGTTTTCACGTAGATAATTGTTGTCTACCGATTCCATTTGCCGATTGGCAATTTCTTGGAAATGCTCAGTACGAGACTTCATCTTTTCCTCGGGTGCTTTACATAAAAGCAATCCGCCTACTTCGACGTTTCCTTCAAAACTGGAATTGATATCCGACTGAATCATCAGCTCAGGATGGTCATCTGCCTTAACTGGCTCCCAACCTTCCCGAAACATTTGTGAAACGTGGGTATTGTCCGATTGTCCTTTAATCCCGGTTCTCACCCAACGAAACACCCATCCATCCTGCGGAGCAGGATCGGGGAGAATCGATGCAGGGTTCCAGGCATCACTAGGACGCTCTTCTTCTTTCCGCGTGTCGTTTTGACGTGGTGTGCGCTCTTCAGACATTGCCAGCCTCCTTATTTACTTGGGCCGCGTATTGATCTGGGGTTAACCCAAGCCTCTTAGCGAGAGTGACTTGAGTGGACGTTAACTTCACTTTGCGTGATCTCGCTCCATTATTCCTTGCGGAAGGAGCTACGACCGACGATGCTCTCTTGACCGTCGAAGTCGCGGGAAGTCCATCCTCGCTGGTATCCGACCAAGAGTAATCGGGGAAATGCCTACGCATTCCCGTATCGATATATTGAAAATACTCATCCGAGTTTGCCGCGATCATTTTGTCTTGGACCGCTTCTTCATGCAAGGCATACGCCGCTGCACTCATGACTTTCTGGCCTGAATCACCAAACCACGGATTACGCTGCGCCCACTCAGACGCCCTCGGATCAGGCTGTGCGGGCTGCTGTGGCTGGTACGCTGGTTGCTGAGCCATAGGCTGCTGATAAACCGGCTGCTGTTGTGCATACGCATTAGGGTCTTGTTGCGGCGGTAAATTCCGCTCGTAGCGTTCTGCTTCATTCAGCTCTGTCTGCGCTCGAAGTAATCCTTCTTGCGCATCAACGACTTTATCGGTGTCGCCTTCTTCATACGCCTGACGATACGATGACTTCGCCGTCTCAAGAGAAAGCCGCGCTCGCTCCTTGACCTGTGAAATCAAAGCTCCTTCGCCACGCTGAATCAGGGCTTCATAGCCCCGGTTCTTTTCGGCAAGTTGTTTGGCAAAATTGACCGCTTCTTCGCGCATACGCTCGGCAGCCTCACGCTGACGGCGCTCTTCATGCTGCTCATAACGCAGCTTGTCTATACGCTTACGAACCTTTTCGCTATAACCCTCCAGCTCCTCGTCAGCAACATCGCTGGCGGTCTCGGCGCGTGGAGGACGACGGTCCTCTGGCGGTCTATCATCTACGACCTCAATATCCAGATCAGGAGATTCCTCAACCTGATCCTGAGATCGCCGCCCTATCTGTGTGCGCACTCCGAAGAATTTATCTTCAGCGGATTGCGGTTCTTCTGCACTGTCTTCAACGACATTTTCTACTTCGCTCATACCTTTACTATACCTCGCGGATCCTCAACCACAGCTTCAATGCTGTCGTCATTGATTAACCGAAATTCCTTTCCATGAACTGAAAAGCGCGTACCGGAATAGGATCGCATTAAGACCCAATCTCCTTCTTTGCAGTACGCACCGGACGGAAAACGCTGTGCATCGGCGTAAGCATCTGGTCCCATCTTGAGAACAAAGCCAACGATCGATCCAACTTCTTCCGCGTACAACGTCTGTGCAGCCTTGATAATGCCGCCTTCCGTTGATTCTTCGGGTTCTGGGAGAGCAATTAGTATCTTGTACCCTTTCGGGTCAGGTAACTGTTGCGCGTTGCGAGCTTCATCGCCTATAGAGGCTAACTCGTTTTGTGCTAATGACTCACTCATTAGTATGTACCTTGCACTGGAAAAAGGCGTCCAGAGTCGCCTGCACCGCTATATGCGGAGATTCATGACCTCTCGAGGCGCTCCTGCACATCGAGAAGTTCCCGTTCAGCCAACGCCAATCCTTCGATCATGCCGCAACATCGGGAATATTCACTGTGATCCTTGCAAGCACCCGTACTCAGGTGATCACTAGTCTCGTTCATAATCTGACGTATTTGCTGACGCAGGTACGACAGGGTGTTATCTGGGACCGCTCCAAGTTTTTCCACAATGGCATCACTCATCCATCAATTCCTTGGCAATCTCCACACCGATCTTGGTCCCTTCGATTTGTTCTTTAGACGCAATGCGCCGAGTCTCTAATTCTTCCTTGGAATTCTCTGAAGCGATCTTAGCTCCCAGCTTGGCGGTCTCAATCCGCTCCTGTAGATCCATTCGCTGCTGATCGAGCTGATCTTTACTTTGTAATTTCTGCAGATCCAGGTTGATCTTCGCCATCTCAGCCTGTGCTTTGGCCTGAACTTCCTGCTGCTTGATCTCAAGCTCCTGACGCTGCATTTGCAGGATAGGATCTTCCTCTTCTTCCTGGCGCTTCTGC